CATCAGCCGTATCACCACCAGCAGGCACGGCAGGCGCTCGCATAACTAGCTCAATCGCGTTCCGATGGAATGCAATGTTGCCGGTGTAGCTGTTGCCAACAACAATGTCCGCGCCGTCTGCAATCGCTACGCGAAGGCCGGGGGATGCAATTTCAAACGACCCGCCAGCAAACGCTTTGACAACCACGTAATCGTTCACGGTATCGCCAGCGAAGGTTACAGTATCACCTGCCACGATTGTGCCGGTGCCAGTGTCTGCGGTAATAACAGTCGCACCAACAGCCAGAGCGCCGTTGGTATCGTAGTTAACGCCGGTTCCTTTGGTGTGGCTTTGAACGCCTGCGGATTCTTTCAGCATAATGCCCTGCAAGTCCAGCAATGCGCCCTGACGCAACAGCTCGCCGCCGCCTGACTCGTTAACCTTCTGCAATTGAGCCAAGTTGCGCAGCTTGGTGCCCGCCAGAGTGTTCAGAACCATCGTGATCTGATTGTCGGTAGGTGTGCCGTTGTCCACCAAGATTTGACGGGCCTCTGCGACCACATCAAAGTCTGAGCCGAACGGGGTAGTGCCTGCGGTGCCGACTGCACGAGATGCGTTTTTATAGCCCTCAGTGAGTACGTCTGCCTCGATCTCATTGGCAATGGTGCGCATGGCCTGGCGGATCTGATCGCCATAGATGCTTTCAAAGCCGCTGCCGTTGTTTACGTGCCGGATGTCTTCGCCAGTCCAAGGGATCTGAACTGCCCGATCATTGGTGATGGTCAGCGTCTTGTTGTCGACGGTCTGATCAGTGCCTTCGGGAATGGTCATCGAAGGCGCAGGTGTGATCGCGGTTGCTTGCTGAGTGAAGAACGAACGAATGGGGTCGCCAATCGCCGCACGCTCACTAGAAGCGTTGCGCAATACGCTGGATGATGCGCCGGTCAGTTCCCGGCCTACAATGTCAGCAGCTCGGTAGATGTCGCCTGCCAAATCTGTTAGTACGTTAGCCATTTTGGGTGCCTATAAGTTGAGTTAGTCCGCGACAACTTTGCCGCCTGCTTTGATAAATGTCGCTCGCTCATTCTGACCCATTGAGTCAAATTGCGAACGCTTCGCCGTCTTATCGCTTGCAGCACTGCCGCGTGCGCCTGTGGCCCCGCCACCGCTTGAACCGTTCCCGTCCACTAAGAAGGGGTATTCTTTCGTCAAGTGTTCTTTCAATACATCAGCGGACACTTCAATGCCGCCGATTTCGTATGTAACTGCCTCACCGTCGTGCTTTGCAAATCGTGCCGCGTAATCTGATAGCACCTCTGCACGCTTGGTATCGGTCTTCGCCAAGTCATTGCCGATACGTCCGGCTTTTTCTTTTATGTCACGCTGCTGGATCTGTTCTTTCCACGTCTTATTGCTGTTGCGCTCTTCCTGTAAGTCTGCCTGCGTCTTTTCGTACAGCTCTTTAAACTCGCCTTTCTCTTTCTGGCGGTCTTCGTCTGCCGCGCGCTGGCTTTCTTCAAGGTCACGCGCCTTTTGGGTAGCTGACTTCTTTTCGCCAAGTAACTCATCAACTTTCTTTTTAAGCCCGCCAGTGGACTCTTCAATCATCGCCTGCACTTGCTCTTGCGTGTAGGTCTTTGCTACATCGCCAGATCCACCACCTTCTCCAGCGCCACCACTTGCGGCGCCATCATCGCCAGCTTCGTCCATGTATCCGTTTTGTGCCATCAACATCATCATTAATCTGTTCATCTTTAGCCCCAAGCTAAAAAGGTTATAACAGGCCACAAGCCTGTTGCATATAGTTTAACACACTATTCGTCAAGCGTATTATTTACAATTGTGTCCGCTGCGTCAATGTCAATCTCTTCGTCAGTTCTTGCCGGGTCGATTCTACCCGCTTGGCGAAGGTTACGCCGCACATCTTGCTTGGCTACCAGTCCACGATCATAGAGCGCAATGTCTGCCATGATCTGCTGCGGGTCTATGCCGTCTTCAAAGAAGTCTGTATTAAGTTTGAATTCAACTTGCGTTGGGTCTACGCCTTGATAGATCGCCATATCCTCTAGAGCCGCCTCCATCGCTTCGCTGACGTTGCCGACAAGCATATCAAGTACGCTTAACTCTGACGCTGCGTTAATTCGTGCCGTTTCTGCCGTCTCTGCCTGTCCGCCCTTGCTAACGAGCTTTGCGCCGATAGACGCCATCTCTTCACGCAAGTCCATCAACGCAACACGCAAGCTTGATGACTCTGGCGCGGTTGCTGTTGTGAACTTGCCGTTAGGCCCAAGAAAGTGGCCAGCCCTTGCACCTACAATAACGCCCGATGGGTTGGCCTCTGCAAACGCTATAGGGGAAAGGTCAGAGCTAATGCCAAGCGTTAGCTGGCCATGCATAAACAGGTTTTCGCGATGGTCTGCCGTGGTCTGGTAGTGCGCTATGTTTAGCTCTGCTAGCGGATACAATGGCGGCATATCAGGTTCGGGCAGGTTATTCATTGCGCCGATAATGTGAAACGGTATCCGGCTCCACGTCTCGCCGCCAGCCGTAGGCGAGTATTCATCTGTTACCGGCTTATCTTCGTCATCATAAATCTGCATGGTAAACACGCCGTCACGCAAGCGCAGCACTCTGAACTGATGCGTTAGCCGTTCGTTGAACTCGTCTTGCTCAACAGATAGCGGCTCTTTCAAAACAACCAGCGACAACATGGCTTTGCCAAGTACGGTTTTGACCTTGACGTTAATAATGGACTCGGCAGGGTACAGGCACATATACGGGTGCAAGTCTAAGACCCGCACCTGCTCTGCGGTTAGGTTCTCCGGTGCCTCTGGGTAATCTGCCAAGATGCCGTAGCGCCCTGTTTCCATTATATCGCTACAAATTTCTTTGCCAACTTGTGTCAATGACTGGCCGGATCCGTCGGCATTTTCTGATACGTATTCGAGTAGCGGCGGAATTTCTGATTCTGGTTCATGACGGAAAATAGCTCCTAAAAGAGCGTCTTTGGTCCGCCCGGTGATGTTCATGTAATACGCGCCTTTCTTGTACTGCTCCTGACGCTCTTTGTCTTCGGGGTTAAACCGTCTCAGAAAGTTCCCGTCATAAACCGCAGGCCCACCCTTAGACGCGGCTCGGGTCTTGGTCCAGATAGCCTGCATCTTTTCGTATTTTGCGTCGGGTGTCGATACAGGCATAGCAAGATTCCTAAAAGGTTTTTCGGATTGTATCACATTGCGAATTTAATCGGTGCAACAGCCACGCGGGTGCTTTTAATCATCGGGCCTAGAGCGTACCTAACGGAATCCCATCGATGATTATTGTCGTCGTCTATTTTCGGAAGTATATCACCAGTGCGCTTGTCTATCTTGTAGCTGTACAGCCTGGCCTCTTCCTGCATGTCTTTGCAGCGCTGGTGAATCACAATCTCGTCAAACGTCTTGATAAACTCCACGCCATCTTCGACGCTGCCAGGCCATTTGTCCACGCCCTCGACTCTGGGCAGGCCGTGGCGCTTCAGGTAGCTTATCGACTCCGGCCTGGCACTGTCCGCACGCATCGCGTACTTAGTGACCAATGGGTCAACATCAATAAAATACTTAGCGGTGTCGTCTAGCTCTAGCCCGACACGCCCGGCATCTTGATCGATATACAGCGTCTTGCCTTTAATCCAGCACCTTACAAAACAAGACGGGTCGTTAGCAAAACCAAAATCTAGGCCGTACAAAGGGTCGCCAAAGGACTGATCAGGCTCAAATTCATCAACACGCCAATTCTTGAACACTTGCGCCTCTGACTTGGTATTGTGCTCACCCATCCAGATGTGTGCGTACCGCTCGTAGTCTACGCGGCGCTGCCAGTCCGCCAGCTTAATCATTTCCTCAGGGCACCAAGGGTTGTCGTAATAATTAACGTGTACCAGGATCGCGTCGGGATTGTCTTTGAACAGGGTTTCAACTGAGTCATCCGGCTGCTCTGGGTTCCAGCTAAACCACAGTTCGCTGCCAGGCTTTCGGATAGTAGGGACTAACAACTCAATGGATCGGTGGCTAAGGCTTTGGGCTTCTTCGCACCATGCAAGGTCAAATCC